CGGACTTCCGTCCGTGTGTCTTACGACATTGCTGGTTTTACCCAGAACTTGGCTCATACATCTACACTTCTGCTGCTCAGCAGAGTGACATGCATGTTCTTGGCCACTGGTGACTACCAATACACTTTGTAAAGGGGGCATTCATATGCGTTTCCGCGAATCTCCCTTGAGTGTATCAAGTGTGAATCACATCGATCTCGACATAAAGTCGTATACTTACGATTTGTATACCCTTGTTCAGACAGCCTATAGGCCATCTACTTGGGAATCTTATCGTTCTCATTCGTATATAATAGACGAACTGAGTAATTATACGGTACCTGTCGAAGGATATGCAACGCAGTTTAAGTACTGCTTGCATGAAGAAACTACCTTGACGTTCACACCACTAATCTATAGAGAAAAGTGGTATTTTAAGAACAGTCATTGGTATTCTTTTTCCGATGCGTATTGGCCTCCGCCTGTCACAGGTTTTACAATTCCTGACCTCTTTACTGAGGCTAAGGCTGCTGTAATTCCAATTGACGCGCAACGCCTCGCTTTAGAGCGAGCGTGTCGCGACATATTGCCAGACGTTACCGATATTTTCGGTAAATTCAATCTCTATACTTTTGTATTAGAGTTGAGTGAAGTGGCTAACGCAGCATCATTAGCTACTGGTCTTCTTAAGAAGGCTAGTGTTGATAATGCTATCGATAGCTACATCGGCCATCAATTTGGGTACTTGCCCATGATCAGTGACTTCGCGAAGATTTATGAGATTTTCTCAAAATTCGACGATGCCATCGATTTGTGGAACGAGCACGCCAAGAAGGGTATCGAACACACTGAACATCGGACCGTTTATTCGGTTTCCGAAGACACAGCGAAAGGGTATAAATTCACCATACTTGGTGGGAAGAAACCCTATTACGGCTGGCATGATTTCTCTGCCACCGTTGTTTCGACATCCAAAGTCCACCTTACTTTCCGGCCAAAGATCATTAACAAAGATCTAAGGTCAAAATATTGGTTAAAAGCTTTCGGGCTTGATAAACCTTTATCCGGAGTTTGGGAGGCTGTACCTTTCTCTTGGGCCATTGATTACTTCACCAATATTGGTGATATGATCGAAGCCTTTGAGAGATCATTTAATGATCTGTTTGCGTACGAATACGTAACTGGCGGTTATTCCGTCAAAGACGTTATCTCGTACAACCGTGTTTCCACGGCTTTAACAGATCGTTATCATGTCAGCTACGTGCGCAATGACCCATGTTATAATGTGGGCTATACATCGCGTTACGAGCGTATCCCGTTGCCTGATTCTTCATTTAGAGACGCGTTTATTAAGCGTGACTCATTTAGAATCGACTACGATATTTCTACGCAGCAAGCCAGCTATTTAGTTGGCGTTGGACGTATACTAACTCGCAAATAGCGAAAGGATTCCAAAATGGCTTTATCAGCTGATTTAACGCCAGTAGTTAGAATTTATTCTAAAATTACTGAGCGTCCCACATCTACTGTGAGAAAGGTAGCTGGCGAAGAAGGCACTGTACAATTGTCTGTTTCTCATGAAACAGCAAAGTCAGGTCTTGTTTCGTCTGTTATGATATTCGATGATTCACTAACTGTTACCAGTAGTGCATCCGCTCCTATCATTGACAACTACCGTCTAATGGTCAAACTTCAACGCAACCCACTTGGTGGACGCGCTGATGGACCACAGACTATCATCGATATGAGAGCTGAATTAATTGCTCTTCTATCTGATGACACTTCTTGGGCTAAGTTCCTTAATCAAGAGCATTAAGCTATGGATTATATACTAGAACTTATTTCCAGTCTTGCAGCTTTCTTCAAGGCACTAGGTGCCCTATTTAGCTAACTGCACGACACACATGTAGTGGAATAATATCAGCTGAGCCATGATGGATCCTGGAAAGGAATCCTAAGATGACTTTGAAAAGCCATATCACCATTTGGTGCATACTCGCAGAATACCTACATGTAAAACAAGAATCTCTCGATACCTTCATTAGAAGGTCAGCCGAGGGACACCAGTTCGTGTCTATCACGATGCCCAGTCTTGGAAAAGACTTGGATCGCGCACTTGACACCGGTCTTTTTACGCTTACAGCGCCCTTCAAAAGACAGAAGGGTTCTGCTCTGCCACAATTTCTTTATGAGAAGTTTATACTTATCTTTGAGAAAAGTGGCGAATTGCGTATTGAACCGCAACAAATTGGTGAACTACGCCAGTTGCTGATGATTTTCTACAAGTTCGAAATGCCCTTCGATTCCTCAGTTGAGGAGAAGGCGTATACAAAATTTAAGGATGTCGATCACTCAGTCAAAATTGACAAGTGGCCGTCCTCTATTTTTCGTTTACGTAACATGATAAGAGCTTGTATGCCTGATGATCCAATGGACATCAGACCACATCACGCATCTGGAGCTACTGCTGATGGCTATACTAACCTTCAGAAGAGAGTAATTAGGAGATACATACCATCTTTGATGACTGTGTATAACCCAATTGATTACTTCTTCATGAATAGCGACCACGTTAAAAATTGGTCTGCGGTAAACACCGCGTTAGTATGCGAGCCACCATCTAAGGTAACTTTAGTGCCAAAAGACAGCAGAGGTCCTCGTATAATATGCATGGAACCACATGAACGAATGTTCGTTCAAAAGGGACTTATGACATTGTTATACGACCACTTTGAGAATACACACCCAACAAAGGGTTATGTAAACTTTACTGATCAAACCGTTAATCAACGGTTAGCACGTCAAGCCTCAATAGATTGCAGATTTGCAACAATAGACTTGAAGGATGCCTCAGACTTGGTCTCGTGGGAACTAATTAAAAAGATAGTTTCCCCTGAATGGGCGGTTGCTTTAGAAGCAGCCCGCTCCAAGTACGCGCTAGTAAACGGTGAATTGATTGAGCTTAGAAAGCACGCACCAATGGGATCAGCTTTATGCTTTCCCATTATGGCGATGCTTTTCTTTTGCATAGTCAAACTCGTTACTGACGTAGTTTTCGTCTATGGCGATGACCTCATCGTACGTACAGTTGATGTACACGCTGTTGTTCAAGCACTTGAATCATATGGTTTGGTTATCAACATTGATAAGTCACTCTACACAGGTCACTTTCGTGAATCTTGTGGTGGTGAATATTACAATGGTGACGACATTTCATATATCAAGTGCAAGTCATATGGCTACGCCGAATTCGCCGCTTTCGCCAATCTTATTGGCGAGCGGTTCGGTAGTAAGCTTTCTGATAGTCTTATCGCGTCGTACGAGGAATCGTACGGTGTTGTATACTTCAGGAAGCCCTTGTCATATCGTTCTAATCCTGAGGCGACCGTTTATTATACGGATTGCCTATCTTCTAACGATGTCTTCTTTAGACGTCGTTGGAACAGAGATTTACAACGGTACGAATATAGGTACCTACAGAATTCGGTGAAGCGCATAGATAAAAGCGCTCTCGATGACGATCTGTATTTTGATGCGATGACCAGCTCTTGTTCCTTTACAAGGCCGGAATTCGACTATCGCATGCAGTCAGTCATTGGTGACTACGATTATCGTAGACGCGTGACAACTATGCCGTCAGTTAAGTCTAAAACTGACGCACGGGATGCAAGACCCGGATTGAGTTTTGCATGGGGTACGGTGTAATAACCGTACTGTTCAGCTCGTGA